AAGACAAGTCGGAGTCGGCTTCCGAAAAGAAGCCTACCCGTTACGAGAAGGCTAAGTCACGACTTGAGAAGGAGTGGGAAGATGTCCGAGCCGAGAAAGCCAGAATCAAAGCAGAACGCGAACAGATCGAGGCTGAAAGGGCAAGGAAGACTCCAGAAGCTCCTCAAGGCGAGACAAAGACGGCAAGTCGCAAGTTTAGCGCGGAAGATTACAGGGAAGCGGCAAAGAGCTACCGTGATGAAGGCCGTGACGATCTTGCGAAACTCGCTGAAAACAAAGCCAGCGAGATTGAGGTTGAGGACAAGAAAGAGTTCCAGCAGAAAACCCAAGCAGAGCTAAAGTCTGCGTGGGACAAGAATCTGATGGAAGAGGTTGACGCAAACCCAGAACTCAAAGATTCAACTACTCCTCTGTACAAAGCCGTAACGGAAATGTTGCAAAACCACGCTATCCTGCGTAATTACCCAGCGGGTATCAAGGATGCGGTTGGAATTGCAAAGGTTAAGCTTAAAGCGGAGTCCGCCTCCGATTTGTCGAAAAAGGTTGCAGAGTATGAGAAAGAACTTTCTCAACTCAGAAAAGCGACTACTCCAGCGTCAGGTCAACCCAAAGGTCCTGCCAAGACTAAAGCTTTTCACGAACTCTCGCTCGATGAGCAAGAACGTGAATTGATGAAAATGGCAAGCGAAGTTGACAGAGGTTGAGTAGTCATAACAAACAAGGATACTTAATTATATGGTAACTACTGGTTCAGTCAGCGCACAGTTCCAGACGTACTTCTCGAAGGCGTTATTGGAACGTGCAATCCCATTGCTCCAAATGGAGCAATTCGCAATGAAAGCCCCCTACCCGACCAAAACGGGTGGAAACAAAACGATTCGGTTCTTCCGCTTCGGCGATCCCAGCATCACTGCGATCTCCGCTTTGTCGGAAGGAACGACTCCTTCTTCTGGTGACGAGCGTGATCTCACGTTGTCCTCGGTTGAGGCAACCTTGGTGCAATATGGAAGCAAAATCATCCTCACGGATGTCGTGCTCGCTACAGAGCTATTTTCTCATCTTGCCCAGGCCACTAAACAACTCGGCGAAGATGCCGCCCTCCACGCTGACACCCTCTGTCACCGTGCGTTGGTGCAGGACTCCTCGACCAGCACTGGTACTGGTGTAGCAGTCAAGTCCTACGCTCGTTATGCTCAAAACACAACGAACGGCACGACCTGGGCTACCTCGTCCGTTGCTAACAGCGCAATGACCGCCACCGACTTGCTCGATGGTGCGACTTCGTTGTTCATCGCCCGCGCTCCTAAGATCAAGGACGGCTACGCGCTTGTTGCGCATCCTGCCGTTATCCGTGATCTACAGCAGGACGATGATTGGTTGAAGGTGTCGAGCTACTCGGCTCCCGACCAAATCTTCAAAGGTGAGACTGGTAAATTGTTTGGCGTGTCGGTCATTTCTTCGACCAACGTCCAGACCTTTAATACCTCCGCCTCTGGTATCGCTGAAAACAGCGTAGGAACAACTGGTGTTAACACTGGTTATGCAAACGTCCTCCTCGGTGGTGGCGCGTTTGGTGTTCCTAGCTTGTCTTCATTGGCCGCCTCTGGCTCGCCCTTCGCTCCGAAGGTCACGATCCTTGATGCTGCTGATAAGAGCGATCCTTATGGACAGCGCGTTGTTGCGTCCTTCAAGACGTTCTACGCGGCCAAGCAACTCGATCCTCGGTTCTTCCGAGTCATCGTTGCGAAGTCCAACTACAGCTAATAATTAAATGGGAACCATGCTAGTCATTGGTATGGGTCCTCGGAAAGCTGGGGAGGGTAAAACCTCCCCAGCCTCTTCCACTAAGGAGAAACCAGCTATGAAAGAAGGATTGGTTAAATTGCCGATCTCTATGTTCGAGCTAGGTGAAGGCGAAGAAAACGCCACACCAGAAGCTGGAGACATGGTGGAATTGGAAGGTGTAGTGGAGAAAATTGAAGGTGGCGTGGCTATGGTGCGTGTGAACAACGCTATGGCTGAAGCATCTGAAGAAGAATCCGCTGTACCCGAAGAGTCCGAAGAAGACCGTATGATGAAGATGGCCGAGGAGTCGGATAAGGAAAACTATAGCTAATGCCTGTTTACCAGTACGAGGACTCCAGAAATGGGAAAGTTGTCGAACTGGAAAAGGCTGTGGCCGAAAGGGATTCTGTCCCTCGTTACCTTAAACGATTCACCGTCCCGCAAAGATTGAGCCTAGTGGGGGTTGGCGAACCCCTCGACAACCCGCTGGGAGTCAATCAAACAAACTTAATGAAGGGGTACTATCGCCAAGAACAAAAGCTTGGCAGTAGATTCAAAAGCAAGTTCACGCCAGATAGCATCAAACGTGCGACTTTAAGGAGAAAAAAATATGGCATCTGAGTTTCAACGCAGTCCGATTAAGGCGAAGAATAAGTCAGTCCGCATTGACGGATCTAACTTTGCTAACGTAATTGAGTTTACGGCAAGCTCCAGCGGTGGCACTGTTAACACAGTTGCAACAGCCCCTGCGTCCTTGAACGTGACTCTTAACGGCACGAGCTATCGCATCGCGCTACATAGCTAATGTCTCGCGCACTAGATAAATTCCAAGGTCAATACGGATTCTCCGTAGGGACAACTGGAACAGCTCCTGCTGGCTACTGGGCGATCCAGATGCTTGCAGATACCACGTTTAGCACGATTAGTGGTAAATTCGATGGTACTCTGACAGGCGTTACGATTGGCGCAGGCAACATCATTTACGGTGAATTCAACAGCTACACGGCTGGAACTGGCACTGTAATTGGTTACATAGCTGGTTAATGATTGAAGTAATCACATCGCCAAAGGTTCTAGTCCTTGGCGGGTGATTGCATTGTGATTTTATGCCAAGATTATCCATAGGACTAGGAGTGCAAAACACCAGCAAGGTTGGTGGTCGCACGATTTTTAGGATCTTAATCTCTGGTGCTGGTACAGCGACATCAAATGGTGAATATGTTTGGGATGGGGTAACAATAAGTAGTGGAAAGCCCCAATATGATAATCCTAATGGTAGCCAAATTTTTTGGTTTCCAGGTGAAGACCAATGGATATTGTACGATGGTATCGAAGGAAATGATACATATAGCAGTACAGATTTAATAACTTGGAGTGCTCTGGGTGGATCATCCCCAGCCCCAACCTCCACTCTTTACTACACGCCCTAGCGTGTTAAACTAAAAAGGACAAATATATGGGACGCCAATGGAACACGATTATTGAGAGTTTAGGACCGCTTTCTGGCGGTACTGGCTTATCGATCAATGCTAACCTAACAGAGCTAGAGGCGTTGGTTACAACGCTTCAAGCGGATGTTGCTGATGGGGTAACCGCAAACATTGGGAATCCTGCTGAAATTATTGGCGGAGGCTATTCTAGCTTGTTTGAAATTGCAGATAGCGGAGAACTTTCTGTTAATGTTCCAAATGCTGTTATAACAAGGCAAGAAGCAACAACATCTGGCGGAACTGGTCCTACCGATTTCACCTCTACCAGCTACGGAACAATTGCACCAACAAATGGGAATAGGATTGGTTGCACAATTTTTAATTCTGGGCCAGGAAACCTTCACGTCACTCTAGGCACAGCAACAACAAGCACGTCTGCATTTACAATCAGATTAAGTGCTGGAGATTACTATGAAGTTCCATTCAGATACACAGGCTTGATCGGCGGTATCTTTGCTACCGCTGGAACTGCTGAAGTCACGCAGTTGAGCTAGGAGTAGGCGATGCCTTTGTATTCGCCTACTAGCCCATTGCCAAAGAATATGATGGTACGCAGAGCTTTTAATCCAAACAAAATATCTGGGCTTATTATGTGGTTAGACGCTAACGATTCGACATCGTTATTTGATGCAACAAGCGGCGGAAATAATGTGACAACTGATGGTGGGTCAATAGCTAGATGGCGGGACAAAAGCACGTCTCAAAAAGATTTTAAGCAAGCCACATCTGGGAATAGGCCAATCTTAAAGATTGCAACACAAAATGGAAAAAACTCGGTAAGGTTCGATTCAATTAATGATTTCATGGAAATGGATTCTGCTTTTAGTGGACTGACTTCTGCCTCCTATTTTATTGTGTTAAAAATTGCTATAGACCCACCAACAGATCAATCAAAAACAGGCCATCCAATAATGTTTATTAATGCTACTCCTGCCTTTGGGCTTGCATCGCACTACACTTGGGTTGATGGAAACATATACGACTCAACATTGGCAACGACACGCAAGACAGTTGGGAATCCGACACCAAATCTTACAAATTTCCACCTATACAATGTGTCGGCAACAAGTGCCTCTTGGACAGCAAGGCTAAATAAAACACAAATATTTACAACGGCTGTAAATGTATTCAGCTCATCAGAAAAAACAATAGGAAGATCAACCGATAGTGTTACTTTATATTATTTTAACGGAGATATTTCGGAACTGATTGTTTACAACTCCGTTCTTTCAGCTAACGACAGAACATCAATAGAAAACTATTTATACCAAAAATGGGGATTAACATAATGCCCCTCCTCATCCTCACCCTCTTGCTCTGCTCCTGCTCTCCCAAGCCAGCGGATAACAATGTACTGCCTCGCTATTCCGATATGGGAGCAGCCACGGACGCTGGTAATGTCAAATGAAACGCATCGCCATGTGGCTGACCAATTTGAGTTTGCGTTTCTTAATGACGGGGCAGGAATACGCCTGTTTCAAGGAGGCGTTAAAGTTTGCCGTGGAGAACAACAACATGGTCAAGGAGACCAAGTACATTGGCAAGGTAAAGCATCTCCTATCTGTCAACAGAAGCATCAAGCGGATAGTCGAGGAAGGCCGAGATCGGGACGAGGTTGTGGATGCCGTTGTCCATCTTGCAGTTTCACTAAGATACTTGGAGGGTAAGGGTCGTGAGTCTTGATGAAGTGGCTGATCTGCGCGATAAGGTGCAGAACGTGTCAATCGCTCTTGTTCGGATGGAGGAGCGTCAAATGACATTGTACTCTATGATCGAAAAGTCACTTGCTTTTCATGGGGATGTTGCTAATAGATTAGGTGCGCTGGAACACCTGCGGACGAAGGTTCTGGCTGTAGCTGGGCTAATAGGGCTTGCTTGCTCAATGGCCTGGGATGTCCTCAAAAACCGCCTTTCTAACTAGGAGACTAAACAATGGCTTCATTTACCGCAGGAACTACATTTGTTGACGGGGTATCCAATGACGTAACAGCCGCCAAGCTGGGCAATCTAGTTACCAACGCAACGCCTACTTCTGGCTTTATTCAAGATCGTACTGCTGAGACTGTTATTGCAACAAACGATACATTGCTTATTGGTGATGCTTCAGACTCAAATAATTTGAAGCGGATGACAGTAGCCAACTTCACTCAAACCCTGCCAACGGCCAAGGTTACAACTGGCACGATTGAGACAGGCACGTTTGGAACTACAACATCTACAGCCGCCACAATTACTACTGGAACGATTGAGACAGGCACGTTTGGGACTACGACATCTACAGCTGCTACGATTACAACTGGCACAATCCCAACCCTAGTTGCAACAACTCTTGTCACCACAGGCACAGGCACAGCAGCAGCCCCAGCAATCGTTCCTACTGGCGATACCAACACTGGAATCTTCTTCCCAGCGGCAGACACCATTGCGTTTAGCGAGGGTGGAACGGAGGCGATGCGGATTGATGCGAGTGGTAGGGTTGGGATTGGAGCAACTACTGTTGGGGCACTTCTAGATATTGCAAAATCTGACAACTCAGGTTCAGTTTCAGATTTTCCATCAATCAGAGTAACAAATACTAACTCAACACTTGGTAACAATACTTCAACGTATAATTACGCAAGAATAGATGTTAAGTCTGGAAATGGAGTAGTATTTGCAGACTTTGGAGCAAGATACGATTCGTCATACTCAGGTGCATATTTAGGAGCAGAATCAGTACATCCACTTATATTCCAAACTGGCGGCACAGAACGTCTACGCATTGATTCGAGTGGGAAAGTTCTTATTGGAACAACCTCAAATGATACTGGTGGTAGGCTTGAGGTAAAACAGGGATCAAGCGAAACAGGGATCGGGATTCAGTCATCTGGAACCGATGATTCAAAATTATTCTTCAGAACCGCATCTGGAACTTATGGTGGAGATATTTTATTCAACGGATCTTATTTAAAGGTTTCTGCTGGAGCAACAGAAAGGATGCGAATTGAGTCGTCTGGGAATGTATTATTTGGTAAGGCAACATCAAATATTGCTCAGTCGGGAGTTTTGCTATCACCAGCAATCAACGAGTTGACCGTATCTGGTGGGCAGATAATGAGCATAAACAGAACATCAAACGATGGTTCTTTAGTTGTTTTTTATCAAGATGGAACTGGTGAGGGAAGCATATCTGTTGCTGGAACAACAGTATCTTATAACGGAGGACATTTATCAAGATGGTCACAGCTTCCCAATGGACAGCGAGATCCAGAAATCAAAAAGGGAACTGTATTATCCAATCTTGATGCAATGTGCGAATGGAGAGATGCTGATGGGAATCTTCTTCAAAACGAACAGCTAAACAAAGTTAAAATTTCTGATGTTGAGGGCGATTCAAATACAGCAGGCGTGTTTGTTAATTGGGATAATGACGATCAAGACAATCCATACGATTTGAATATGGCAATGACAGGAGATATGATTATCCGTATTGCTCAAGGAACAAGCGTTAATCGTGGTGATTTATTAATGTCTGCTGGCGATGGAACGGCCAAGCCTCAAGGCGATGATATTATCCGATCTAAAACTATAGCCAAGGTTACTTCAACAAATGTCACTTGCACCTACGAGGACGGAAGCTATTGCGTCCCATGCGTGCTGATGGCTTGCTAAATGACCCTAACTGAAATCGCTCAGTACGCTGGCGAGAAGGTTGGCAAGACCGACTCGGATACGCTTACCTTCTTGCAGAAGGCTGCAAGCTTGGCCTACCGCCGAGTGTGGGACTTTGCACCTTGGCGCGAGACTGTAACCAACTCCACCTATTCGGTTGGCACAAGCCGCACAATCACGCTTGGTACGAATGTAGAAACTCCTCTCTCTGTGGCTTACAACGATGCCGAGGTTGATCCGATTGACTTGGCAACGATTGTAAGCCAAGACCCAGGCTTGCTTTCTGATGACCGCACTGGCGATCCAGATACCTACCATTTCACAGGGCGCAACAGCAGTGGCGTTGCACAGCTTAACCTTTACCCAAGGCTTGCCACATCTGGAACGATTCCTTTGCGTGTTGTGGAGAAGCTGAAATGCATCACTCGCTCCAACTATATTGTTGACTTCCCTCCATCCACAGACGCTCTTGGTGATGAACTTCGTTTGCCCCACGTTCATCACTTGGTTCTTGCCCTGACTCACGCTGATGCACTGGAGCGTGAACGGCAGTACACCAAGGCACAGGTAATTACACAAGGGGCAAATTCTGATCTTGCAGCTATGGCTAACTACGAGTTGAGCCAGGTTGGAGGCGTGAAACAGATTACCCCACAAAGCCTTGGCGAACTAACCAT